ATTGAAGGATTCGGGCAAGTCGTAGATGCGTATCAGTTCCTCTTTTATCTTTTGTGGCTGTACACCCAACTGAGTAAGCACAGGCAACAACTGCACCAGGTTACTACGTTTCAATGCCTCAGACAGTGGTGTCGAACTTTGGTCCAATGCCACAATCTTAAACTTGGCATCCAAATCCTCTGGTGTGATCACCTTTGGTAAACCTTCTACCTCAATCACTGCTTGCTCTTTGTCCTCTGCCAACAACGACACAATCCGTAAATAGGTCTTGGCAATCAGTTCGATGGCATTGTCTCTCTCACGTGCCAACTTACCAATCTCCGAGGCACTGTACTGGGCTAGTGCAGTCACCTCTGTTGCTGTTGCCTTGGTAGCCTCACCACGACTAAACGGTGCCAAGATACTTCCACGGTTGATGTCTTGCTCAATGTAACCCAGGTATCTATCAAAGTTACCACTCAATGGCTCTACACCAACTGCACGGATGATGCCATCGAGGACAGGTTCATCCACTGGTATCATCGCACCATCGACACCAGCAGTAATCTTTGCCAATGCCTCCTCATCCAATGAACCCTCTTTGTACAAGTACTGACGACTATCCCTACGTACCGAGTTTGCCCAATACGTTCTAAGGATGTTCTTCTCATAAAACTGGTCGTACACCCTAGACACTGCACTTAGACCACACATCGGTTTCTCTGGCTTTCTAGCATAGAACAACGGACAGATTGGAGACATCGGTCTGTCATCATATGTACGTACCGGTATGTCGCTTTTCTCCAACAACTCTCCACCATCACGGTAGTTGGGCGACCAAAAGTACAGTTTGTCATAGGCCATGTCGTAAAACTCTACAATCTGCACATACAAGTAATCATCCGGTAAGTCCTCAGAAACACCAGTGTACTTCTCCTGTGGTGTGAAGTAATCCACCTTCGGTATCGGTGTAAACTTCTTTGCACCAAACCTATCACGAACCTCCGGCATTGGTAAGTAATACGTATGCGCCATAAACCGTTGCTCATGCCAACTACTGGCATCCATGTCCACTATAATCTCCCAACACGGAATCGCACGGATGGACACCTTCTCAAGCATATCCGTGCTATCCGTAGGGGACAGTTTGAGGAAACTAGATGGATATATGAGCGCAAGTCTCGAGGCAATCTCTAACTGTTCTCGCTTATCAAACAAAAAACGATTCACCACAGCCTGTGCCATCTTTGCGTTTCCTTCGATGATGGACGCATCCTTAGCAACAACAACAGCAGGATTACGAGAAAAAAGACTCGCGATAAAACCCTCAACATAACTAAAACAGTCACTTGTCTCTACCCGAACCATCGTGTCATCCATATACTCGGACTGCCAAAAACGATTCTCGTATACATCACGATACCGTTTCATCTCTGCACGTTGGTCGTCCCAAAAGTGGTTGTGCTCGTCTAGCACGGTCTTGATCAATGCTACACACTCTTTATTCGTTCTCATTGCTTGGCTCCTTTGTACCAACACCACCACTACTATACTCTACTATCGTACCATCTGCCAACATCATATCAACCACTCGATAAACCTTAAAATACTTGTCGGCTAAACTCTTGGGCACCCAAACACTATGTTCTACATCGCCAACTCTATACCGTATCCTCACTAACTTAACCTCTGGCACATCATCACAATTACATGGGTCACAACCACACACAGGACATGCTATATACACCGCCATCAATACCTCCTATGCAAATGTGGACTGACACCACTCGTCTGTAACTGCCTATCTGCCTTCTGACTGATAATCCAATCCGGCAAAAATGCACTCTGCTTTATCTTTACACTGTTCAAACACCAGTATGCCAATGCCATCGCCATCGCACTATCACAATGACTTTCCACATCCTCTCCAAACCTCAATATACCCTTCTCGTCCACAGTGATACTTCGCAACTCTGTCATCGTTACATTGTCTATTATCCGTATCGCACCTGTCTGTATACCCTTCTTCAAGTTCTCAAACAACAATGGCTTACTTCTACTCGTCGTCAAAAAGTCCTTACCTGTATGCGCATCCTTCCAAAACCTATGGAACCCCTGGTGCACTAACTCTTGAATCGTCGCCAAACCATAGTTATTACTCTCCACCAACGTTAACGCATTGTTATACGTCACACTCATATCATAAATATAATCTGCCAACTGGACAGGACTAACCGTATTACTTCGATAAATACAAACAGGTTGCAACGTCATCCTAGATACACAAAACACGACTGCATAATCCCTACCAACACCACCACTAACATCTACTCCTATAGCATACGTATCATCCGGATTTGGCTCCTCAAACGTCACCCACTCCACAGGACTAACAGTCACAACATCCACATGCTCAAAGTCATCATACGTAAAATAGGTATTCCCACTGATACGATATGCCTCGTCTATCGTCATCGGGTACTCTCGTATAAACTTCTCCCATCCTAACTTACTTATCTTCTCACGTCGCCAACACAACTGACCCAACGTTAAACCATAGTCCTCTTGTAACCTCGTCTCCTCATCCGTTAAGGCTATCGGTATATCATCCATACTGTACTCTGCATGACTATACCAAGGAAAGAACAAGTAATTCCAATCTGCCTCCCCTATCTGATGTTTATGTATCTCCTTCCACAAGGCATCATTGTAGTAGTTGGCTGTACTCTCTATTACCAACTGTCCATCATTCAAGGCACTAATAGCAGTAGCCTTTAACTCTTCTGGATTCTCTGCAAACGCATATTCCGATATATGCAACATTGAACAAGTCTGACTACGTAGACCACCGGCTTGAGTTGCTGCAGCCGCTATAATACGACCGCCACCCTTAAAGGCTAGTTCTGTTGTATTGTCAACCTCTAACTCTCTTTTCAAGGTCTCTGGTAAGTACTGGTAAAACCTCTTGTGGATATGCAACAAGTGTTTACTACTCGCTATCTTATACGATAGTATTATTAGTGTTAGTGGTGTTGTTGCTGTATATGCTTTCCAAAACATGTAAGCGCATACAACCGTACTAGAACCTATCTGACGAGGTTTAAGCACTAAGGTATCACGACCCTCTTGTAAAGCATTGATGATGTCAATCTGCTCTGCATTGAGACGTAAAGGCACTACTCTACCATCCTTCGATACTATCTTTAGCCTACTGATGAACTCAAAAGGGTCTTGAAATACACGCGCTAACTGTTGTTTGATACTATCCATATCATCACCTCATAAGATAAGATACAACGATTGTACAGGCTATGCAATGCTTATACGGCTATCGTCCGGTCTTTTTTCCAACTTACACATTGTAACCCGTTTAGATGGTAGCCGGCTATATCACCTGTATTGGAATACAGGGGGATACAAAGACTAACACAACGTCACTAAATGCAATAAAAAAAGCCGCCTTGCTATTTTTTTATTGCATCCGTTCCTTTTGTGTTGTCTGTATTGTACCCCCTTCCTTCCCATACTGGCGATATAGCCTACAACCTACCAACTCACGGAGATAACATGAAAAAAGATTGGAAAAAAGGCCTAACTGAAAAGCAGATAAAACGCATCAATAGAGACAGTTACATAATGCTCGCTATCTATACATTCATTATGACTTCATACTGGATCTTCGCAGTTTACTGGCATTTATTACACTCCTAATCATTTCACCCGATAGTATCATTGTATACTATCGGGTTTTCTTTTGTCTCTAGTTACCACGGAATACCCCCAAACCTAGCCCGCCTAACGATAATGCTGTATTTGCAACATGAGGCGCTTGGGGGTTTGGATGCTGCGATTACAGCAAACGGACCCGATGCTGCAAACCTGGCAAAGGGCCCCGATGCTGCGATTGCGTCAAACAGTGTTCGGATGCTGCAAACTTGGCAAACAGTGTTCGGATGCTGAGATTGCAATATACCCACCGGCGCGATGCTGCAAAACCAGCAAGTGTTTCGGTGTTTCGGATGCTGCGCTTGCAACATAGGGGACCCGATGCTGACATTGCAACATGGAACCTGGCGCCATGCTGACATTGCAGCAAACCAAACCGATGCTGTAAATGCAACATGGTAGTGGTGGTGCTGTTGATGCAGCAATTGCTGTTATTGCGTCATTGCTGATATTGCGTCATTTTGCTGCTTTTGTGTCATTTGCTGCGCTTGCGTCACTTTGCTGTGATTGCAATAACCATGCTGATATTGCAGTATCGTCTAACTGTTTGTCGACTGGGTTTAACTTGTCTGTTACTTCTCTTTGGTGTAGTAAAGCGACAAATTTACTTAAATCACTACCTGAGAATGTTACGGATTTGCCATCCTGTTTAATCTCATCCTGTGCAAGTTGTATAAACGCCCAAAGCAAGCCGTTAATGCTTTGGTCCTTAATACATTTAGCAATTTGGTTATGAGGCTTCTTTAAATAGGTCCCTTGACGTGGCATCTTGTTTTGTCTCCTATATCGTTATTGTCTGTAATGGTTTCTATCTTGTACCCTATTCCGTAATCAATATACAACAAAAAACCCCTTGCAGGAATGCAAGAGGCTATTGTAACAGACTGGAGAGGCTAGCAGATGCAAGATTGAAACAAGAGAAATACAACTAGCCAAAAAGTAATATCTTTTATTTTCATGTCATACCCATCCACAACCGATAAAAGAAAGATATGTATACAGGTACAAACATACAGAATACAAGGAAGGCAAAGAGGATGCACTTGTCAATCATAGAATCTTTATTCATTGTACACCCTCCAATATAGAAAGAACTTGGTCAATGGATTGAATGAATGATTCAGATACTTTTCTTTTCTCCTTCATACCGTTGAACCCTCCTATTTGCTTGACACCCAATAAAACATATTTGGAATCATCAAAAGCGCGTAAATCGTGTGCATCTCCATCCACAAATACACCAGGGTATTGTTTAAGAAGTTTGTTTTTATCCTTGTACGTAACCACGATACTACAACGATCGAACCGGTTAACGGTCTTAAAGGCGCTTTTTTCACTCCATGAGTAAGTAAGATGATAGTATTCACTTGCTACCTTCCAACGGTTAGGAATTTTAGTGTAATCGTAGAAGTGACTTAGATTTTGAATATCCTTGCAAAGCGCTTGCATATCAATAACCTGATAAAATGGAAGGTCTGAAGTGCTATTCAATCGAATAGCTATATCCTCACCCAAATAGACATGACGTCCAGCGCACTCTAGAATAGACCGGACTATCTCAACCAAAAACAATTCAGTATGATGGTATAGAGCTACAGTGAATAAGTATTGTTTATTTTGTGATTCAGTAGTTGATAAATTACCCGTGTATGCAATACAACCTTCTTTACAAGCCCCTTCTCCGCGGCAAGTATTGAGACCGTTAACCATGGTAGCCGGTGCAAGGTATAGGCCGTAACTTTGCGTTTTCTTGTTCATCTTCTCAAATTTAGATGACACTGTAAAAATTGAACGCTTACGGCCTCCAGATGTGAACATGCAATCGTAAAATGAATAGAAAGGGACATTGCCACGCGTTGACATATAGCGACGGAATGCTTCGATATTTTGGGTTTTAATGTATTTGGTATAGATAGACATTTTTTGTTTCCTTAGTAGGTAGGTGAATCAATAGTCCTGGATGAACTATCTGAATCTATTCTATAGTGAAATAACTACAGTGTCAACAAAAAAGAATAGAAAAATCAAAAAAATATTCCGATGCTACCGATACAATATCCCCGAACAGTGTTAGGGCCCCGAACAGTGTTTGGGGGAGGGTGAGGTGGGGAGGGTCCACCAGGACTGACTGCGCCCAGGTGTGGTGGGGTCCTTCATTGGAGCGAGTTTCATTGGAGCGAGTTTGGTGATTGTGTTAGTGTTAGTGTCGGTGGTAGTGGTGTTGTTGGTATGTGATGAAAGTTTTTTTAATTTATTTTTCATCTTTTTGTTGACAGTGTGTACAGACTAGGCTATATATAGAACATGCACAACAGTTGCATAACCTACCAACCTACATATGGAGCCTATCATGGACCTTTTCAAACCCGACCAACTTGTTGCCTTAATCCAATACGAATCAATCCTTGCTATCGGTGAGTATTCAGAAATGAAACAACTCATCAATGAGAACGATGACATCTATGTTTCTGGACTGTACCGTGAAACCGATATGCAAGTCTCATTCAGTGATGCGCTTGACTGGGCAAGCAGTTGTGGATTCGCATACGACTACAAATTAGAACTGTGGTATTGTGAAAAAGAATACAACGTATCATCATATGACGAATATTTTTGCGACCACGAAGGTCAAGACCTTTTCACCCTAACCATCCTCTAACCTACCACAGGAGTAAACCATGAGTGTATTCAACACCATACTTAACGTAAAAGTATTCACCCCAGTAAACGGTGAATCAATGCCACTCTACTACAACATCGACAATGGCAATGGCTACTACTATTCACATGTAGACTATGCCGATGGCGAAACCTACAACTTCTGCCCAACGTGTGCAATGGATTGTATGAACCTCAAGGGCACATCGATGATGGAATGTCACGAAGTCTCAGACGATGCCAACCGTGTATTCTGTGACAACTGCCCCGACACCATTGAGACTGGAACTGACAACCGGTACTTCGTCAGAGATGGCGACTTCCAAATCCCATGTGATGGCTCTGGAGCGATTTACATGTGGGTGTGGACTAGCGACCCGATGTTCGATGATAATGCAGAACTTGTACGTACCAACTATGAGTACTAATCAACCTACCACCACCGGAGGGGCTAAGGCTCCTCCACAACCTATGGAGCCTATCATGGTAAAATTTACTAACCAAGACAATAAACCAATCTGGTTCAATGTATTGCGCATCGAATCAATCCGAGAAAAGAAAGAAGGATGTGTCATCGTGACCGTATCCAACCTTGGCGAACATGTCCTAGAATCAATGGATGAGGTCATCAAGATTATTGAGGACAAGATGTTGCAACTTGTTGGAGGTGTCAAATGATAAAACTGACACTACACAATAGATTGGGCACTATAGTAAACCCCAAGTATATTGTTTACGCAGTAGAAGATAAACTGGGTACACAAGTGCAAACAACGCACGGTACACTGGGTGTTGTAGAGGACTATGCTACTGTACTTAAACTTTGGCATGATTTTTGCACTAATATTACTAATATTAGTACTAATATTAGTACTAATATAGTAGACGAAAAAAATACTACTCATAACAACACCACCACTAATAGTTCTAATAGTAATAATAGTAATAATAGTAATGGTAGTGTTGGTGGTGGTGTAGGGGATGGTAAAATTCTTCTTCTGGGTGGTGTGCCAGTACCAGTAGACCCATCAGTGAAACCCAAACTGTATGACTACTGCAAGGCGAACCAACAACTGATTGAACTGCTCGAATACTGGATGAACCTATATGAAGAATACGGTGGAGAGTACAACATGGTGAGCGCAGTAGACCTTGGTACACTGTCACGTGTAGTCCGCACTGGAGAAGGCGACAAAGCACGGAGCGTTTTCGATTGGCTATTCACTAGTGACCACTACCGTGCCAAGTATCTACGTGACAAGGGGATGGTGAATCCAGCAGTGGTGGTGTCTAGCAAGAAGTTGAGCGACAACTACGCTCTTTCACAGGTGAAACCACTGCCACCAGTACCAAAGGCTGTTAAAACCAAATCTGGAGCGTCTTTGATTCCAACGTTCGACAAAGATGGTAATCTCATTGAAGGAGGTGAGTAATGGCTACCAGTAGAATGATTGACCTGTGCATGAACATGTTTGTAGCTACATGGTCTAAGAAACCCGAATGGAAAGACACACTATTTCCTGTCTGGGAGCACAGTCTGAAAACCGTAAAGGACAAACACCTGTACGATGCCACCATGCGTGTAGTCTCCAAGACATGGCAATACCCACCTGTCATCGGTGAACTGCTCAAAGAAATTGAAGTCGTCATCAAAGAACTCGGTGGTACTGGTATCACACTCAAAGAGTTCGAGTTCTGTGAACAGTGCATCCAACGTGAAGGTGTGGTAGAAGTCAGTGCCCACTTCCTAGTCCATGAGACTGGCAAGACCAAGGTTCACAACACCATCACACGTTGTACCTGTAATGGTGCCAGTCAGAAGTACACACAGATGAAGTCCTGTGAGGACCTGTACCAACGCATGCAACACGATGCGCGCATTACAGTGAAGGCATGGTACCAAACGTCTGGAGGGACACCGTACCTTCCAATGCAACAACGTGAACCGGTACAGTATGCCAAACTGCAAGCCTGGCTCCAAAGCCCCGAAGCGCAGCAAGCCGACAACCCATACATGAAGTTCGTACAGAATGCACAACGTGGACAGATTCATGTACCACCCGAACACAAACTTTCTCCTGTACGAAGTCACTATGAGGTTGACAATCGTACGACAACAGACTATACTTATGAGACAGACATCGACCCCGATGACTGCATTTATTAAACCTACCACCAACTCTGGAGCCTATCATGTCTAACTTCCTAGACAAATACCAATACATTATTGACCAAGTCAAACACCCAGCCACCAAAGCCACACTGGAAAAGTCCTTCGCAATACTAGCCGGTCTGAACGCTATTGAAAACCTAGATGCCATGCTCGATGAACTGACCAAGAGCCAACTGCCTTCCACTAACTGGGAAGAAAAGATTAACGCTGAGATTGCTACCTGGAACGAACGATTGGAAAAGGCTGGCTGGGTCTACTGTCCTCGTACCACACCACCAAACTTCAATGGTCTCTATGGCTGGATGCATCCATTCTATTCACAACGTGGTCACCACCATATCATGTACGTAGCCTACACCATCGAGGATGTATTCTACTATGACTGTACACTGTACAATCTAGAGGAAAGCAAACTCAAGTACTTCGAGCACAAGCACCTTGAGGAAGTCATGGCATGGATGGACGATACACTTGAGGTGCAACATGGAAAGTAACATCACCAACACTATCCTAGACCTAGTTGAACACTGGCGACTGAAAACACTGTTTGACGATGACCGAATCGAACGAACACTCAAAGAACTTAAGACCAACATGCTACCCGATGGTGGCATGGTTGGGCACACACCACGTTGGACCTGTGTTATTGACCAGAACGGATACACATGCAGTTGTCCAGACCATCAGTATCGTGACAGCAAATGCAAACATGTCGGTGCATTGGCAACCAAGATTAAACGTGACTGGGACAAAGAGTTCGGAGATTCTGATGAAAGGAAGTAAGTTTCACAAGAAGATTCGACGTGACATTATTTCCACAGGTATGAACCTAGCGCAACTTAGTCGTGCCTGTGGTTTTCCTCGGCACCGTTGTTCTGTGTACTGGAGAGGTGATCACTACCCGAAGTTCGAATACATTGTCTTGTTGTGCCAGTACATTCATGGCGACAACTGGCAACCACATCTGATTGAGTATGCCCAACTGCTACTGGAGGAACAATGAAACTCGGTAGTCTATTCAGTGGCATAGGAGGCTTAGAACTGGGACTGGAACGTGCCTTTGGTGGCAGTCTTGAAACCGTATGGCAAGTAGAGAAAGAACCGTTCTGTCGTCAAGTCCTGGAGCGACATTGGGCACATGCCAAACGATACGATGATGTACGCACAGTTGGCGCACACAACCTAGAACCAGTGGACATCCTGTGTGGAGGATTCCCATGTCAATCAATCAGTATAGCCGGAAAACAGGAGGGCTTATCAAATGAAGAAAAGTCGGGTCTTTGGTGGGAATTCCACCGTATTATCAACGAGTTACGACCCCAAGTGGTTGTGTTGGAGAATGTTGCAAACGTCCTTAGATTGGGCGGAACCGATGTTGTTGGATCGCTTGCCCAAATCGGGTATGACTGTGAATGGACGATTATATCGGCTCGACAATTCGGTGCGCCCCACATCAGAAAACGATGGTTTGCAATTGCCTACCCCAACGGTCAACGAAGCCAAGAACAACCCATCTGGAGCGAGTCAGTGGGCACGGCACGACAGTCTGAATGTGGAAGCAGCCAAACTTCATGGTCTCAACAAAACTACTGGCAAGGATTTCCAACTCAATCCCCAGTTTGTAGAAGAAATGATGGGGTTCCCAATCGGGTGGACAGACTTAGAGCACTCGGAAACGCAGTTGTCCCACAGTGTGCCTACTGGGTCGGACAACAAATAATTAACTCAAACCTACTGGAGGTAGCATGTTCCACGAAGAACTGAAAACAACCCTAGAACCTATCAACAAATGTGACCTAGCCCGAACCATCGGTGTGCACCGTGATACCGTTGCCAAGTGGATGACAGGCAAGCAAATCCCATCAGTGTCAAACCTTGTTCAACTATGCCAGTATATCTGGAGCGAACAATGGGAAGTTGCATATATTCGATGGTCTGTTATTATTGACCAACAACAACACTAAAACGTGTTATAGTACTACCACGTGCTCCTTGCATGGTAGGTTGGGAGAGGGGTGGTTCCCTCTCCCTTTTATTTTAGTGGTGGTGGTGGCGCAAAAAAGGCTAGGAAACCGAAGTCTCCTAGCCAATGATGAATGGATAGTGTTATGGTGTTCTATTCTTCGTCTACGTCCACCAACTCTTTGAGAACCTTGTAGAGCAACTGAATCAAGTCTGCTGCAAGTTCTTGACGTTCATCTTTAGTCAATCCACCACGAGAGTGCATGACTAGTTTCTTGACGAATAATACGAGTTCTGGTGTAAGTGCTAATAAATCGTTGTTCATAATGTCTCCTAAATGTACATGTATACCTTTACGTATACTGTATTACCTTCTACTCTTTTTGCCAACGCACTTCCACTTTTTTCTGGAGAGATTGTTGGGGGTATTCGGGTCGTTGCGTTTTTCTGCGGACAAACCTTTTTTGATTCCATAGGACCGTGCGCAGTAACTGTCCCCTTTCTTGGTGCCAGGTTGTATACGATCCGTTCCACTCGTAGACTTGCCAGCCTGTCCATACGACACCTTCTTTGTGCGACCAGTTTTCTTATTCTTAACCACTTTGACAAACCGTTTTCCACGTGCTGGTGTCCCTTTACTTGGCATTGCTTACCCTCACAAACTTGGCTTTTATTTCTTGTACAACACTAGCCACCATATCAACTTTCTGCTCAAGCAGTGACAATTGTTTGTCCATGTCGGTGACTTCCTTCACCAACTCTTTGCGCATGTTTTCTTCTTTGGTTTGCAGTTCTTTGATGACTACATCGTATCTTTGACGTAGTTCTTCTTCTTTCTGCTCTTGCTTTGCCTCACGTGTATCGGCACGTTTCTGAAGGTCTTTGTTTTGCATATAGAGGAACACACCGAAAGCGAAGTTGGCCCCACCACTCATAAACAGTTGCATGATATCTGGTTCCATAGTACCTCCTTAGATGTTTGCGCTTACTTTGTCAATCTTACTGAACTTGTATTTTAGATTAATCAATGTTGCATCACCAGCATTAAATGTTCTACCAGTGCCACGTGCCCCACAAACGAAGTATGTATACAGTTGCGCAGAAGTGTAGTTGGTCGTTAGCATGCCGGCAGCCACATCACTTTCATACAAGTCACTAACATTGACAGTAGTCAATCCTAATGTTCCATGCCCACCTACCAAAGCCAAGTTACCAAACCCAACTGTGTCAGTTGCACTAAGAGGAGACGTATTATTGAATCCCAAACCAGTATAGTAGACACCGAATGTATCAGCATCGGTATTGGCAAAGTTCCAACCATTGCCCACAACATTATGAGCGATGGTCCCTACTGCTGTAGACGTGGGGTCAGCACACACACCAAAAGCCCAATTGAAA